GGTTGGCATAGTTCGCGATCATCTGCCCGTTGGCCGCAACGTCGCCGTTGACAGTGGCGCGGGCCTGTTTGAACTGCGAGGGCAGTGCATAGTCCGAGAGCTTCTTGCCCGTGAACATGCCCTTGGTGATGCCCTGGATGAGGATCGTCACCGCGCGGTCAAGCTCCAGGCACTTCTCCGGGGTGTCCTCGATCCCGAACTTGCGGAAGTTCCCGCGCCCGGTGATCTGCGCATTGCCGCCGCCACGGTAGCGCCACCCGTCGCCGGGCTTGCTGTTGCCGAGGTCCGCACGGTCGCCATAGACGAAGTTCGCAAGCTTCTCGGGGTTGCGAACGTAGGGCTCGGCCGACGCGATCGTTGGGAAGCGAGACTTCCAGACTTCGCGGATACGCTTGGCCGAGGTGTATGTCAGGTTCTCGCGCCGGGGCTCCATGGCAGGCCCGGCCTCGTGATACGAAGTCGCCATGGCATAGGCCATGTGCGAAATGGGTAGGCCCGCCCCCTGCTTGAGAATTTCATCCAGGGCGTCGAATGCGGACTGCGGTAGGCGACCCCCATAGGGAGCCGCACGTACCTTGTCGAAGAAAATGTCGCGATCCATGGGGATGCCTCACTTGGGGAAAAAGTTGTACCCTTCGGGTCCGAAGAGGCCGACGAGCAGGGACTGTGCCGTCAGGTATTCTTCGGTTCCCTGGATGAACGAAGGGAAGTTCTCCCAGGTATTGCGCTGCTTCGGAGTTGCCTCCGGGTAGTTCTCGGCCCAATCCTCGTGCTGCTCGTCCGTGAACGAGCCGACGACCTGGGCCTTGTGGACGACGATAGGCGGGGGCGGTGGTGCCTTGAAGCCGCGCCCGGTGAACAACCACCCCTCGCTCACCTGGATGTCCGTCTCCACGATCTCGGCGGGGAGGAGGCCCATGAGCAAGGAAATGTCGCGGTTGGCGACCGAGACGACGACGCCATCCTTCACGGCACAGAAGAAGCGGTCGCCCTCGATCGGATTGTCGTTGGTATCGTATAGCTCGATGACGTTTCCGAAGTCATCGAACATCGTCCGACGCATGACGAAGCGGTGCCAGTCGAGGCCGTCCGCGTTCTTGAACGTGTCGCCCTTCCGGCGGTTGTCAAGGTAGGGCTGGAAATTCCCGAGGGACTTGAGCATGTCAGTTCCTTAGAGGCTGGTTGCAGCGACCCAACCGCGTGATGCGGAGAAGCCCTGTATCTGGCGGAAGACCTTTAGCAGGGAAGACTGCTGAATGACAGCCCCTGTCAACACACAGCCGTTTCCAACCTCTGTGTCGTAGGTCTGCGCGGAGTTCCCAAGCCGGATGCTGCTGAACGCACGGTCGGCATTTGCACCAGCAGCATTCGCAGCATTCAACGCTGCATCGCTGTCCGATCGTTTGGCAAGCTGGATGAACGTGGTGTCGATGATGAAGTAGGGCTCGTTGTTCGCACCCCAATGCATCTGGATGCGGCCTGGGTTGGCCGAGATAACGGGGGTGAAGCCGAGACGCGCCGGGATGTTGGTGTAGTAGGCCGGGGCCTGCCCGCCGAGGGTCGCGGCATCGGCGTTGACGACACGTAGCGTCGTCCCGTTGAACTCCAGGCCGGTGCCAATGGAGAGTTCCTGGGCGTCGCCTTCACCACCAGTGGCCCGCCCCAGGATGGCAGGGCCGTTCATGGTGATGGTGTGGGCGTCGTTCCAGTTGCTCGGGCGGATGGCGGAAGCGTCGGTGCTGTCTGCCTTCTGCGACCGGAACTTGTGCTTTACGTTGATGGTCATACCTTGCGCCCCTTGCTCGTTACCTCGAAGGTAACCGTGTCGGTCTTGATCTGCTGGCGGTCGGTATAGATCGTGATGTCCACCACGTAGCTTCCGCCCTCGACGCCGCCTGACACGAAGAAGATGGTGTCCTTCGAGGTGGACCCGATGACCGATCCGTCCACGAAGAAACTGGCTGTGTTGGAGGGCGTTGTGACCGTGACCTGGGTGATACGCTCGTTCGTATCCAGCCAATCTACGTAATCTACCACGTACCGCTTCCGGTCACCAGGGGCCTTGATGTAGTGTCCGAGGTTCATGTGTACCGCCTCCTGCGGGTGGCCTGGGTCTGCTGGACGCGGATACGCCGGTCCTCGAATGGAACATACATGGTCGGGGCCGGGATGTCACTCACCAGCCGAATGGTGTCACGGTTTGCCTGGACCTTGATCGTCAGGGCTTCGGCGGGTACGTGGATGACAGTATCCCCGATCCGCCTCTTATAGCCCGCATGAATGTATCGAACTTCGGCCGGGACCTCGATGTAAAACGTGTCATCGGTGGCGAAGTTAGCAGCGATGGCCCGGCCAGTGAACGTGTCCGGCGCTTCGACAAGGCGCACCTCGACATAATTCACGATCCGCACTTGGACCGAGATCACGTCGGGGGCTTCCGCTGCCGAGAACTGTGCCTCCGTCGTGAACTGTAGGCCGAGAGCCATCAGATCAGGGGGCTCACTGACGGCCAGGGCTGCCCGTGTGGTGGCTTCAAGGGCTCCGAGGTAGTTATCCTGCTCTTCGACCGCCCCGAGCGAAATTGACGAGATTATCGAGGCACTAGCCTGGAAGGTATCTTGGGCCTCCGTCAGGTCGAACGTAACTTTGGTAGTGGCCTGTGCCGATGCTGCGAAGGTATCCTGCGCTTCTGTCAGAGCGAAGGTTGCAGACAGCCATGGGACAATAGTGAACGCCAGCTTGTCCGGCGTTTCAGTTGCTGCAAGCTGGACAAACGAACCACTACCCGCGACCATGGTGAAGGCCGCCTTGTCGGCAGGCTCCGTCACGTTGAAGGCGGCACTGGTGAGGGCCTGGAGGTTCGCCGCCAGCACGTCTCGTGCTTCGGTCGCCGCCAGGGTCATGAGGCGGGACATGACGACGGTCGCCGCCAGCTTATCGACGGCCTCTGTTGCCCCAAGCTGCGCAGTTGCGATTACCCTGGAGGTAACCGCCATCGTGTCGGGGGCTTCGGATGCGTTCAGGGCAGCACGGTACACCCGTTTGGCCGTTGTCCGGCCGAGCGCGGACCTACCGAGGGTCAGCCCTTGCAGCATTTAGAAGCTCCCGCCAAAGCGCCAGAGGGTGTCCACCTGTTCCGGCGGAATACCCATAGCGGTGGCAATCTGGTCGATCAGCGGGTAGTCACGCTTGAACGACGTTGCCTTGGTGAAGTCCACCCGTGCGATCTCTCGCTCACGCTCATCCTCGATCTTGTCTATCTCGGCCAGGATCGCGGCGTCGTTGAGCCCGATCTCGATCAGCACACGGGAGAACTGACGAGAGGTGAGATCAGTGAAGACCTCCACCACTGGTGCGGGGGTGACAACGATGAGCCGGGCGCGATCTTCCCCGACTGCGACCCACTTGAACTCGCTCTGGTTACCAGCAAAGAACTTGGCGTGTGCTTCGGTAGAAATCTTGCGCGCAGTAGAGGGGACCGGCGTTACATCGCCGTCCATGTAAAAGGCGTATCCCCCTTCGTTTATCTGGACATAGAACATCAGCTTACCTGCCCGATTGCTATATAGACGGCGCGGAACGGCGTGTTTGCCACGGCACCCGTGGCTGGGTTCCAGAGGCGCAGGTTCACCGAGGTCGCACTGCCGAGGTTCCCGGATGGCTGGGATATGACTGCTGCTTGTCCCGAGGTGGCGGGGTCGCCGTTCTGCCAGATCGAGTGGACACCCGTCACCGGGAAGGCCACCGGGTAGGAGAGCGTTACCTCGCCATTGGCATTGGTGGTGGCGACCAGCGTCCCCGTAAGGATGATGACGTTGCCCGTGACATAGCGATACCAGTTCCCCTGCGATAGGGTCTGGCTCATGCCAATGACCGAACGCGCCTGGGCCGGGGTAAGGTCTTCTACGTTACCAACGCCACTTGTTGCCCGGCCCTTGAGGGTCTGCGAGTTCACAACGTTAAGGTTGCTGTTTAGGACTTGGTTCGCAGCGTTGAGGATGCGCGCCGCAATCGCAGCTTCAAGGTCGGTCTTGTCCTCGTTGAGGAACGTGACCACGAACTCGGCCGTAGCTGTGACGTTGATGAGCGCATTGTTGCTGGTCGAGTAGAGGACCGAACGGGTGATGGTCTGGAGCGTCGAGTTGTAGACGCCCCGGCCAACCTCCGTCTGCACGCCGTCAATGATCGCATACGAGACCATGGCCCCGTTCGCAAGGCCAGCCTGCGCAGGCGTCAGGAAGCCGGGAACGGCACCCCCGAGAGCGAGGGTTCCTGTTCCAGTGCTGGTGACATAGGTGCGGAGAAGGTTAGCTAGGACCGCCATCGGTTACCTCCAGGGTTACCCGTGGGTGATCGTGCCAGCGGTGACCTGGACGGTCTGACCGTTGGAGACCGCCGTGGCATTGATGATGATGTCGGTGCTCGCCGTTCCCACGGTAAGGCCGGAACAAACGACAGTGCCCGAACTGTCACGAAGCTCGGCCTTGGCTGCTGTGCCCGACGCCGTGGCGTTCGCTGTCAGGGGGAGCCCGGCGAGCGTCAGCACACCGTTGGTGACGGTGGCAGCCGGGTTCTGGAGCGGGATGGTGGCGAGGACACCAGTGGCCCCAGCAAGCGCCGACGTGCCGATGACGAGGACACCGGCGGTGCCAAGGGCGGTGACGACTGCCTGGAGACGAGTGTTCTTGACGGCGGTGCTATAGACGACGGCCATGGTGGTTCCTTACGAAAAGCGGGGGAACGTCCAGCGTTGAGCCCCCATTGCGTTGCCCGTGTGCTTCTCATTGCGTGCACGGGAGATCGAGCCTTTGAAGCGGTTCTGGTGGTAGGCCGCCATCTGGATGTTGGTGTAGGGCTTCGAGGGGTGCGACATCATCTTCGCCAGCAACCCTTCGAGGAAGACGTTGTGGTGGCGGCCGACGATCTCCAGCGGGATGATGGGGAAGGCGTCTCGCGTCACCGGGTCCGTCACCGTCATCATGAAGGTGGCTGTGTAGACGATTGTCTTGGAGAACGGGTGGGGCGCGACGATGACCCCCTCGTCGTCCATGCGGAAGCCGAAGCACTTACGCCCGTCAGCCTTGACCTCCATGATCTTGAGGATGCGCCCGGCCTGCGGGAACACCTCTGCGCGGATGCCCCCTGCCAGGAGGACGAACTCGATGTCGTCCTGCCAGATGGCTGCATCGCGGAAGAAGTCGAGGCACACCTCGAATAGCTCCTGCCGCATGGCGTCGTCCACGGCACCGGGCAGGCGCATCCGCGCAGTGTTCATGATGCGGTCAAAGGGGGAAGCCATTACGCCATTCCAAGAAGCTGTGTGGTGAACTTGTTGATGAACACCCCGGCGCGTGCGTCCTGGGTATCCTCGGCGTCTCGAAGCTGCACGTGCCCGATCATGTAGTAGAGGAACGCACTCTGATACCCCTGGGGTAACGTGTGCGAGTTCAGAATGTCGGCGATTGTGAAGAAGGGGACCTCGCGCCGGACGAACATGTCGGGGCGCAGTCGGTACGCCTCTGTGAGCCCCAGGTTGAGGCCCATGATGAGGTCGGCTGTGGGGTAGCGGTACGGCTCCATCTGGTCCTGGAGCAACGCACGCGAAGCCGTGAGTAGGTCTTGAATGGTCTTCATGGGGCCTCCGTTCGCGAGACCATATACGAAAAAGGGGAGCCTGGATAGGCCCCCCTCTTCTTCTCGTTACCTTCGGGGTAACTTACCCCTTGGTGATGACCGCCTCGGCGAGCGCCACGTTGTCGATGACGTTCCAGCCGTAGACCTGGAGGCCGCGCAGGAGCGTGCCGAAGGTCCGCTCGGAGCGCATCGTCTCGACGTTGTGCACCTGGGACGCGAACGTCAGCGAGTGCGAGTGACCGGCGTAGATCGCCGTCTCGCCTGCGTTCAGGCCCGCCAGGACGCCCTGGGGAAGCAGGTTGGAGACGTAGATGGTGAAGCGGTCCACCATGCCGATCCGGCCGTTGCGGAGCATCGACACCGCGTCGCCCGAGAGGTACGCCTGACGGAGTTCCGACCGCTTGATGTAGGTCGAGACCCAGGCCGGGATGATGAGCCAGCGGCCCGCCTCCGGGATGTTCTGCTCGTCCAGCGCCTGCCCGAGACGCAGGATCAGGTCGATGACCTCGACTTCGCCGGTCTCGGCGTCGTCGGGAACGATCGCCAGCGGAGTGCCGGTCGCGCCGAGGTTCAGGTCACCGCTGATCTTGCCCGCCGTGATACCACGGTTCTTGGCATGAGCCTTGAGCCGCAGGCCGCCGAGGACTTCCATGTCGATGACGATCTTCATCTGCTCGGAAGCGTCGTCGGACCACATGGACATGTTGTTGAGGTCGGACTGGACCTCCATCACGTCATCGAGGATCGTGTTGAAATACTTGCCCCGGTCGATCTGGAGTTCGACCAGGGAGCCGCGCGGACGCTCGACTTCGAGGTCACCGTCAGCACGGTAGTCCTTGATGGTGATGGTGGGCTTGGTACGGATTTTCACCGTGTCGCCCTGGTTCTTGATCTCGCCCTCGTAGTCCGTGTTGGAGATCGCCGCCAGGACGGTCGCCGCGTAGAACTTCTCGATGAGCTTGCCCGACCAGATTTCGGGGATGAACCCGGCGGCCTTGAGGCCGTTGCCGGTGGAACCGACAGGGTAGATCGGGGGGACGGTTGCACCGCCAGCGACGGGAAAGGCCATTTCAGTAACTCCAGGGAGAAGACGGTGAGAAGGATCAGTCGGTGATGAGCCCGTCGCGCTCGGCGTCGAAGATCATCTGTTCCAGCCGTTCCTTTTCCTGCGGATTGCCACGGTAATGGCCCTTCTGGACCAGTGCGTAGAAATTCGCAATCTGCGAACGGCTGATGGTTTCCTTCTGACCGGGTGCGGCTGGTGCTGCTGCCGGTGCTTTGGCTCGACCCGGTGCCGCGAACTCTTCCAGCTTCGGCTTGCCCGGCTGGGCCGGGGGAGCCTGTGTGGAGGTCGCGGGGTCCGTAGTCGCCTCATCTGCGAGGAACCCCTTGAAGAAGGCCAGCACCCTTGAAGCGTCGCTCCTGGAGTGGGCCTCCCTCAACATGCCGATACGTGTAGCACCGGAATAAGCGTCTGGCAAGGCCAACCAGTCATGAAATTTCTGGCTGCGGTTGATTTCCCGCCAGTTGGGGAGTTCGGTGTCCAGGCGGGCATTCATCACCTGGGCCGCCGACTGCCCTTGTGAAGCCTGCGTCTGCCGAAGCTGGACGTTCGCCGCTTCGAGGTCGGCACGAAGCTGCGTGATCTCGGGGAACATTTTCTCGGCCGCCGCTCGGGCTGCCACGTCGATGAACTCCTCGCCGTAGCTCTCGCGCTCCTCGGCGGTGATGGGCTTGAAGCGAAGCTCGGCGTTGGGGGCCTGCTTGGGGGCCGGTGCGGGCGGCGTGGCAGCGGCTGCTTCCAGTTCGCCGATGCGCTGGCGAAGGCCGTTCACCACCCGGTCCTGCTGGTCGTAGCGGCCTTTGAGCGAATTGTACTTGTGCTCCCAGGTATCGGCGGGCTGCGGCTCGGGCGCGGCCTGTGCGGGGGCCGGTGCGGCGGCTGGTGCGGGAGCCGGGGCCGGGGCCGGTGCTGGGGCCGGGGCAGGCGCAGGGGCGGCTTCGGACGCGGCGGCCGGTGCGGGAGCGGCGGCCTGGGTATCATACATTTCAGCGTGAAGCGCGTCCGATCGTGCTGCTGCTGCGCGGATGGCGGCCGGGAGGACGACGCTGCTGTCATTCTGGTTGGTCTTTACAGTGGTGGCGCGGCTCATTTGTTCTGTTCCTTACGTTGTATGATCCGGTCGGACAACTTAACGCAGTCGCCGAGAGTAATGCAAAGGTCTGTGAGCGCCTGTGCTTTACCCTGATTGACTTGTAGCGTCTCGATGGGCGACGTGATGCAGTTGTTGCGGCTCTGTTCTACGAGAGCGGCGAAAGACAGCATGAAACGCTGCCAGTCTTGAGGGTTGTTCCTTGCGAGGCGGGCCGCCTCTGTTATGAATTGGTCACGATCTGCCATGGGAGGCCTTATAGAATGCCGAACGGGTCTTCGGCAGAGGCAGGCTTGTTCTTGGAGTAGTTGCCCGAATACTTGTTCCCCGTGGGGGAGATCATCGAGACTTCTCCGCTGGCTACCTTTTCCAGCTTCTTCGACTTGGGGGTGACCGGCGGGACACCCCCCTTTACTTCATTCGCCATCGTTACCTCCAGGGTAATCGCCGGTCAGGCGGGCTTGAGCTTGCCCGCGCCGGACTTGCCGAACATTTTGCCATTCCCGCCCTTGACCGGACCCTTGGTCTTCGAGCGCGAGTGCTCCTGCGACGACACGCCGGGCTTCTGCGCGTTGGACGCCTGCCCCTGCATCATCTTCCCCGAGGGACCGCCGGACACCTTCATGCCCGGCTTCTTCGAGATTGTCTTGTCCTTCATCACCATGGTCGGCTCCTATCCGTTGCCACCAGTGAGGCGCGTGCGCGGCCCCTGGTCCTTCGTTGTACCCGGAGGCTGGTCACCCCTCGGGTCTTCTCCCTCCCCACCGATGCCCACGGCTCGTGCCTGGGCCATCTGTGCTTCGAGTTCGTCATCTGGCGGGATAATGCTCTCGCCGTCAAGCCCAATCTCGCTCGACACGGCGCGAAGCACCTTGGCCCGGCCAGGGATACCCATGATCTGCGCGTCGATCGGGTTCGCCGTCGCTTGCAGGAACTCAAGCTGACGCACACGCTGGGTCTCGCGCTGGACCGCCACGTTCACACCCATAACGCGGATGTTCTCGTCGCCGTTCAGGAGGCCCGTGGTGTCCGTCAGCATGAGCATATCGTAGAGCGCGGTGAGCGCAGGCTCCATCACGTCGCGGTCCACATTGGCCGCCACGGTCTGGAGGATTTT